ACTTCTAGGTTTTGCCGCAGTAACACCCTGCCCAGGATCCCATTTGGGATAGATCAATGCATGTAGTCCGTGATTACTAAGTCCGTACTTTTTGCCATCTACCACTCGATACGCCAAGTCTGTTTTGCCTTCGCTTACGTAAGGCAAGTCTTTTACATTGGGCGCACTGAGATAACGTTTGACCAAATGTGCTTGTTTAATAACAATTCCTGGTTTGTCCGGAGTCCAAAAGAATAACTCGTCAGTGTAAGGCTGTTGCCCTGCAATGCTGGTAACGTCAGGTACAAACCCGATTGTGTCTTGAAATCGTACACAGAACCGGCCGTCTACATGATGTATTCTAGGTTTGTCTGCTCCGTATATTATGCAGATTTTTTTGCCTGCATGAATCATATCAGCCCACTCTTTGACTTTTAATCCAAACGATTGTTTAGCAACAACAATAGGAGTTAAGATCATATTAACTTTGTAAATCCAATCAAATTTGCTAGATGTTGTGTTAAAGTAATCTAGCATTAAATCAGTAAAATCAATAATACGATGTTTAAGCCAGGGCCTTGTTTCTGCTAAACGTTTAATAGTAGGTATTGCAACTTCGACAATTTCTTTATTTTGCACATTGTTGTTGTCGCTTGTTGCACGATAGTTAGTAAAGCTCACCACCTCGTCTAGTTTAATGTCATTATCAATAAATGCATCCAACACGGTTTGACTGTCTGCACCACTGCTGTAGTTCAATATAACATAGTCATATTGATCACGTATTTGCTGAGCACGTTCTCTATATAGATCTAAAATAGATGTAGCAGGTTCTTTGGTCCAGTCATAACTGCTGAACACTGCTTCGTTAAAATCCCAATGCGGATGGATGCCAGTTTTGGCATGCATTTCAATTGCTTCAAACTTGCTGTGAAATCTAAGGTCGCCGATTCGGTAGACGCCCATTTTGTCTTGATGCAACATACTTGAAATTTATATCAGTATGACCCGATGGTACTATAACCGGGATCGGGCTTTAACAAATCTTTAACTTGATCTTTTGGAAATCTACTTAAAAATTCCTTCCTCTCGTCACCTGACAGTTCGGCAATGGTGGTTTTCATTTCACGGATTTGATTTAATTTTCCAACTTCTAGTATTAACTTCATAGACTCGTTGCGTCTGCTAATATACGGTTCTTGAAAATACGGATTGTAATCTTCTAGTCCTGCATAATCCATTGGACACCGATACCCTAGTCTTTGCGTTAGCTCTTCAGTCATGTTAAGCCCAGGACGAATACTTCTGTTATGTACCATTATGGTATTATCAAATAACAATAAATCTCCACTGTCATTTTCCCACCAATGATCATATATGTATTTTTCATTGAACACTTCGGTACGTATGCGATCTACTAACCGGTCAGATTCTGATTGACTCATGCCTTTAAATCCAATAATAGTGTGCTCACTAAAATGTAGTCCGGTTATGCCACCTGGACTTTTTATTACTAACGGCATTTCGACCATATCGTCTAAGCTACCAGTGAAATTACCTTTCATAGCAATTTCATAACGGTCGTCTGCTTGCGGCTCAATTGCTTTTGGTTTCCACTTGTGTTGTGCTACTAATTCTTTTAGCTCACTTTGAAATGCCTGTGTTTGTTGTTCATACCAATCGGTCATTTGGCAAAAGCCAGTGGCACTGGTACTCATGTGCTGTGCGCCGTATAGCGCAACCAGTGGAGCAAAACTATAAATGCCGCTTTCGTTGCTGTGCCACAGCAATTCTGTATCACCAAAAATACCAGTTAAGTCACCTTGTGCATCTCGTTTACCGGTTACTCGTGCCCAATTATGCGGACTAAGTCCGTAATCCTCGGTCATTTTCCATTTACTTACAATTGAAAAACTGATTTGGTCGTCTTCGTCCCATGAATCAAATTTGTTAATAAAGTCTGTGCCATATTTTTTAATGTAATAGGCGTCACGACTTCTGCGACTTGTGCCCAGCAAGTATATGTTCTTAATAATAGATCTGAAATTCTGTGTGGTCCCATTTCCTCGAACCACGGTCAACAATGATTTAAGATTAACCTTTTGTAATTCTTTCCAGGCTTCGACACTGTCCCATTCGAAGTTGTCAACATACGCACCGAAACTACCAAGTCCGTTAATTTTTGTGATTTTCATTTGTGTGTTCCTTAAAAATATTTATAGATATTGCCAATGGTGCGATAGATTTACTAAGTATACTCACATGAAGATTAAATTTTTACTTAATCAAGTCAACAATCCTTATCAGATTACAATCAATCCGTTGTTCTTTTTTATAAAAACGTATTACGATATGTACGGAATGAATGATCAAGTTGAGTGGCTAAGGTGCGAGCACGTGATATTCAACTCGGTTGAAAAAGAAGCAGAAGCTATCTTTGCAGCCGGCGTCGATGTACTCGGCTTGTCTGTATTTATATGGAACGAAGACTATCAATATGCAGTAGCCAAAAAAGTCAAAGAACTCAATCCTGATATAGTAATTGTATTTGGAGGACCGCAATTAGATGCACACAAGAATTCCAACTTTTTTAAAACACATCCATACATAGACTGGGTATGCTATGGGGATGGTGAAAAAGCATTTCAATTGCTAATTGATAAACTCGGTAATTTGTACAACGGTCCATTAGTTAACATGGTCGAAAATGTCAACGGTGCTACACTGGTTCATGATTATGAAATTATCAGCGATGAAAAATACCTGAGCATAGGTGCACTAACTGCACAAAAAGAAATTATATTAGATACACTAGAATATCTTAAAGAACATGACATAACAAATAAACAACTTTTCTTTGCTGTTGAGTTTGCTCGCGGCTGCATGTATAGTTGTAGTTTTTGTGATTGGAGTCAAAACTTAACTAAAAAAGTTAAACGCCGCACACACAACTGGCGTGCCGAAATAGACTTATTACACGAGCTTGATGTAAGTGTTCGAGAAACTGATGCAAACTTTGGACAATGGAAAGAAGACATAGAAATATTTGACTATGCAGTAAGTCTGTACGACCCTGCTAGAACTTTTAAATTTGTTGTGAGCAATACTTCTAAATTAAACAAAGAAGCTACTTTCCATATTATGAGTACCCAAGCAAAGAAGTACAATGCACCTGCGGTAGTGAGCATACAAGACTTTGATGCAGATGTACTTAAAAATATCGATCGCCCGGGTCTTAATTACGAACAACAAGTTGATTTTATTAAAAGATTGTTTGTTGATTTACATGATAGGACCCATTTGGTCACAATACAGATTATCATTGGGTTGCCTGGACAAACCTACGAAAGTATAAAAGATACTGTTATTAAAACATATGAACTAGGAATTTCCAATCACATGATTTTTCCTTTTGCTTATTTGATAAACAGTCCGGCTGCTGACAAGATGTATGAACGTATGCACGGGCTAAAATGGAAAAAAACTTTTGGGATAAACGGGTACTTTGAAAACATTAATTATTCTGACATCAATGTCAACATAGATGATCTTGAAAATCTTTATATAAAAGCCAGCAACAACGAACTAGTAGAAGGCATGTGGGCATCAAGTACTACGCTGTATGAAACCAATACGTTGAGTTTTCGTGATTACATACGAGCACATATTTTTATAACACTTACTATACAGTTTCAGCGAAAAATGGTTGAAAACAAATTATCAGTAAACTATAAAAAAATGTATACGGTATTTGATTCCGAAGTTGAAAAACTAACTGATAATTACATGGCAATACACATGCCATTGATTGAAAAATACAATGCGTATATGATGGCTATTCCAGATATAGACAGTAAAGTACTCAACAGATTCTCAGCGTTGATTTAATAGTTAATTAAAAACTTTTCTAAATCGCCGTATAACTGTGCCAACACTGCTTCGCGACTACCAAACATGTAAACACTGGTTGGTATGCGTTTGTCAATTCTAATGTAATAGGGACTTTGTAGTTTGCGATCCAACGTCAATACAATGCGCCGGTTACCTGGAGTCGGCTTAATCTCTAACTCGTAATGTGCCAGATCTAACACACGACTGAATACATAAAATCCATGTTCAGTAAGGCGCATGCCGCCGGTCTTACGAATGTTTGCCCACCAAGTGGTACGTGCAACGTCAACGGATTCAGCAAACTCTGCTGGCAGGCTTGCTACCAGTGCTTGGGTTAGTTTTAGTTTATCACGCACTGCCGGGCTGAACTATGTCGCCCTGTGTCAACAATACCACAGTGAACTTGTCTGTCTTGAACTGTGCGTTTAGTTTCTTTGAAAGATTGTGCGCATGGCCCGGATTACTAAAACTAACTTTCTTGTACTTGGGCCCAGGGTGTTGTACCAACATGTTGCTGGTTTTGAGATTGATAGGAGAGTTGTTGTAAAACACAGCCCACACTCCTGCTGACGATAAAACCTGTTCAGTTTTGTACGTGGTTTTATTTGTCAGTTCTAGAATAACTTTGGGTTTTGGTCTACTCATATCATTAAACTCCTACATTTTATTTATCACAAATATAGGGACTTTTTAGAATGCGCCGCCCTTCATTTCCACTGTGATTCCGCTGTCTTGTGCGGCCTCTACAGCAGATTCTCTTGCCGCCTGAAGTGTTATCAACAGTCGTGTGAGGTCGGCATGCAGGTCTTTGGCATCTTTAATTGGCATGGTAAAGTCTCTAGCACCACGTGCCTCAAACCCTTGCAAGCGTTCAATAAATTTTTGAATGTGTATCATTTTGTTAAGTATCCGGTTAAGTCTGGCGGTGTCCATCCCTGTGGCTTGAGAACTTTACCATCCTCACGCTTGCGAACCCGACCTGTTTCACGGTCAACCTTGGCAAAATTAGTGGCCATAACTTCTTTCCAGGCACCTTCGCCGTCAAAGCCGGCTGAATGAATAGCGCCAATTGTAACAACTAAGATGTCGATCAGTGCATCAAGTTGTTCGACCAAGTCATCTGCTTCAACGGCTTCTTGAAGTTCTCGATGTTCTTCGTCTATTAGACTCAGGTACATTTTATACTGTGATATTGAATAGGCAGATGTGTACTGGTCACAGGCCTTCATAAATTTCTCTTGATCTCTGAATGGATTTGTCATTTTTATTCCTCGTTTCTCCACATTGCTACCCAAGAATTGCTCTTGGAAAAATTGTCCGTAACAGCCAAATCATATGATTTAATTAATTTGTATCCTAGCCTGTTCATTACTAATTGAAATACAGAGCCAGCACACATTAGTTTTAATCCGGAAAATTTAAAATCTGTTCTTACTTGTCTTGTACCGGGCTCTTGTGCTGGTTCGTCGTCAAACAACATTCCGCTCGTCATCTCTTCATTAAATTTGCCTACTGAATCTAACAAAATATATTTTGGACGACAATGATTAACTATCAATTCTAATAGATGTATAGGTGAGTGTAAATGGTACAGTAAACCAAAACACACAACGACATTGTACGGCCTTGGCGCCGATAGTACCAATAATGCATCGTCAACAATAATTTTATCTATGCCATCAATTGTTGCTAATTTTTCTCTTGTTTGGACGCTATTGTATGGTTCAATTACTTCAAAACTTTTGGGATTGTGTTTAACAATTATTGTTGAATGGTGCCCGCCAAATGGTCCAATTTCTAAGACCGTTTGATCTTTGCAAACTGAAAAATATTCTGTTTCGAGCAAACTTAGATACTCGTCGTTTGTGCCGATAAATTTTTTGTGATCGCGGAATGGATTTGTCATAGTGTCACTTCTTGTTTGGTCTTAAAGGGTCCTTGGTAAGGATATCGTTGTAGTGCAATTAGTTTGGGATCTTGAATGATCTTCCACGTGCGTCCGCGTTTGATAGAATACCATCCTGCGGCAAACCAACTTTTGCTTTTGGCTGTCTTGGTATAGATTGGCAAATGATGTACCACATCCCAAACAGGATTATAACAACGGCCTGCCACTGGATATCCGTGTACTGTTGTATTGTCTGGTTTGGACTTGGGTTCTTCTTTGGCAAATACAATATTTGATTCTTTTGCCGCAAGTTTGATTGTTTTAAACTGCGTTACTTGATTGTTGATGCGAACTTGATATCCGCCATTCCATGCTTCAATATTTCCAACTTTTTTATCGTCTTCTTGTAGGATCCAAAACTGCTTGTCTGCTACGACTTTAGCTACTAACATTTAAAACTCCTTTGTATGTTTCATTTAACCAACGGCCAAAACCTTCGGCATTTTCACTACACCTTACTAGGTCATACTTGCCGCAAAACTGCATAAATCTTACACCAACTTGTCCAATGTCCTTGCGTGATATTTGTTCAATGATAGCAAGATCCACTGTGTCTTTTACTGCTTGGGGTTGATGTGTAAGATCAATCAACTGACGATTGCGTTCGTAGTCGTCCAACACACGGTGTTCTTCACCGTTGTGATCGGTCCAACGCTGAAGCATGAGATTGTTCCACGCATAGCCTTTACTTCTACGGTCATCAAATGCTTCTTGTAGACCCACTTTGTTTTTGGTGCCTTTTGTTCGCACACCAGGAAATGCACTAAACACATTGTCGCTGGTGTCGCCACGCATACACTTTTCGAACAACAACCACTGCGGATCAGGAATCTGTTTAGGTTCTTTGGTTTTCTTATCAACTACAGGCTTACCTTTGGCATCATAGATGCCTTCTGTAGTGATAAGTTCGTCTGTGATACCATTGTATTGTTTTACGTTTGGTGCCACTAACTGCACAAAATCTGTGTCTGAACTGATAATGATGTGTTCGTCTTGGGGATGCAAGGCGATCCAGCGAGCAATAATGTCATCGCCCTCTGCAGTGGGACATCGAATCACACTGCAATTGGTTCTGTCTGACAGGTATTTAGTCAAATTATCGTACGTTTCCCAGAACATTTTATCTTCTTCTGCTTCTGCTTCTGTGAGTGCGGCCCGGGCTACTGCACGATTTGCCTTGTAGGGTTTGTAGTGATCTTTACGCCAACTGCGACCTTCTAGTGCAAATACCACGTGATCTGCTTCAAAGCGTTTGACAACTTTGTTAGCACTCATTAATGTTGTGTGCAGTGCTACACCAACCTTTTCCCATGGGTCAGACGCACGAAATGCCGTGTGCCTAGCACGGAAGAACATATTGGCTGTGTCGATCAACACATAACGCATAGGAAACCCTTAAACTTTGTTGTTTGTATTGATATATTGTAACATAAAACGATTCCAAAAGCTATGGCCATCCTTGCCAAAATGCCATGAATTGGGTGCAACTGTTTCGATGCCTGCGGCTCTAATTCGAGCATTGTATGTGCCGTCGGGACTGTATGGATCAATATAACTGTTGCCCCATTTTTTTGGTTTCTTAATGCTACTAAAGTCATTGTTGCCATTGAAGAAAATATGATTTACACCCAGATCGTTTAATTCGGTGTGTAACTGCCAAATTTCTTCATGTGCTTGTTCGGTTTTTTGTTTCCAATCAACGCTGACCACAAACTCTTTATATCGTTGCTTATGATCTTCTGGAACATCGTCCATGCCACTGGCACCAATTTGATAATACACTCCGTCGATTAACCACTCTTCTCGTTCCCAGGTACTCCATTGTATTACCATTAGCACTTCTTCAACGTGATGTATTCTTGTTAGCCAATCTCTTGTTGTGCGCAAGATTCTTGTGTTGCTACTAGCACTCTCAGCATCACAGTGGAAACTGGCTCGTAAAGCATCGCTTAATCGTCTGCCCCAACTCACTGCCAAGTTTTCTGGATGCGGAGCACGACCCATATAAAACAACTGCCCGTCGTCCATGGCAAAGGCATGCGGATTGACTGCTTCGGCAGCCGCAGTATGGCTATCACCATTTACATATAAAATCATATTAGGACACTTCTGAACGTCCGTCGCCGATGTCACGACTCTTCACTACGCGATTGGGATTATTTGCCATTTCCTGTTCCCACGTTTCCATTACCACATGTCGGCAAACATTTTGGAACCAACGATCAACAATGTCTGAATCTTTATCATCGGGCTTGCCTTGATATCCTGCACGAATCAAGTTGGCAACAAATTTATCGTTCCAATCCAATTCAAACGCACCTTGATGCATGTTTTCAGGATCTACATGCATGCTGAGAATTGCCACATATGGCTCGCCTTTTTCTGTAGCAAGTTCTTTTTCAGTTTTCTGCGGGGCCTTAGGTTTAGGCGCGGCCTTGACTTTGGGCTCAGGCTCTGGCTTCTTTTTAAATCTATCAAAAAATCCCATACGATTTCCTTAGAATAAGTCTACAGTTTCCCAAGGCAATGAGTCTTTGCCAAAGTGTCCATAGTTGGTTGTACTACTGTAGATAGGACGGAAGAGATTGAAACGTTCAATGATGCCTCGGGGTGTCAAGTCAACATTATCTTGCACCCACTTGGTTAACTCACGGCTTTGTGGCTTATGATCCGTTTCAATGTAGAAGCTCATTGGCTGTGCCATGCCAATGGCATAACTGATTTGTACTGTGGCCCAGTCTGCACGTCCACTGGCCACAATGTTCTTGGCAATCCAACGTGTCAAGTAGGCAGCACTGCGATCTACTTTAGTAGGATCCTTGCCAGAAAAGGCACCGCCACCATGAGGACTATAACCGCCGTAAGTGTCCACAATGATTTTTCTTCCTGTGAGACCTGTATCCCCATCAGGTCCGCCAATAACAAAACGGCCAGTAGGGTTAATATAAAATTCAGTATCATTGTCGACATAATTTTCAGGTAAAATACTACGGATTAAACTTTCTACAGACTGCCTAACTTGGGCAATCTCTACAGATTCGTGATGTTGTGTGCTACACACAACCTTAGCAATGCGCTTGGGCGTACCATTGTCGTTGTATTCAAATGTCACTTGACTCTTGGCATCTGGCCCTAACCAAGGCAGAGCCAAACTTTTTCGTACACGAGTTAATGTTTCTACAATACGATGACTCCAGTAAATGGCACTGGGCATATGATTATCAGTTTCATTACAAGCATAGCCAAACATCAAACCTTGGTCGCCTGCACCAAACGTATCTGTGCCTAGTGCAATGTCTGCACTTTGTCCATGCAGTAGATTTGTAATTTCTGCTGTACGCCAACTGAATCCTTCTTGATCGTAGCCGACATCTTTGATAACTCGTCGCACTGCTGATTCAACTTCTTCCGAGTGCAGTATGCCTTTGTATTCGCCGGCAACTACCACACGATTTGTAGTGACAAGTGTTTCGCAAGCACAACGAAGTGCGGGATCTTCTTTGCTCATTACTAAATCTAACACTGCATCACTGATAGCGTCTGCTATTTTGTCTGGATGTCCTTCTGACACTGACTCACTTGTAAATAGATAACTCATTAATTCCCTTTAATTTTAAAAATAAGATGCTCGTTTTTATCGTGCCAGCGATGTTCGATAATTGGTTCGCCTGGACCTGTTAATATACTTGTTCCACGATATGCATACTCTAACCATAATCTGCGACCTGTCAAATGACATGTAGTTGGCCGCCACGCAAACTTTAATTGCCACCCAATGCAGTTACGATAAAACCAACCGTCTCTAACATAGGCTTGCTCTTGCTTAAATGCATAGCCGGCCATTATTTGCCCCAGCCATTACCCCACAAGTCAACGTGCAATCGTGGAGTATAATAGTATCCACGCACAAGTGCCCAGTCTGCAACATTTACACGATTCTCTGCATACGGTGCAACAACACCACCTTGTGGCATGACATACACCACACCTTCAAATCCTGCGGCACGATATGCTGTCACAGCACGATCCACTTCATCAAAGTGTGCTTCGCTGTCAATAACAAACTTGAGATATACTGTGCCAAAGTTTTGATAGTCTGCTACAACTTCAGGCTTGATTGCTTCAGACCATGCTTCGCCACTGGCACTGAGTTTGGGACTCACACTAAATGTAAGTTCATTGTGCCCAGCAAGCCACGTGTTAAGATATTCTCTAAACTTGGGCTGTAGCTTTTGAGTACCATTGGTTTCGAATGTAACATTCTTGATGCCGCGCATGTCATCGTGATCAAACAAGTCTTGATATGTGCGTTGCCAGCCTAACAACGGCTCACCACCTGTAATAACAAGATGTGTGTCATTGCCTGTGCGGTTAGTCCAGCGACGATCAGGAATCAAGTCCAGCATTTTGTTTACCAGTTCGTCAATCTCATATGTAGGACTGAGTTCTTTAAAGTCAGGATGCCAACTTGCATAACTGTCACAGCCGGTGTTGACAAGTGGGAGTTCTTCAAATGTTTTATACAAGTGAATGCTCTTGGCAACTTCATCTGCTTCTGTGCTCTTCTCGCCAGGCTTGCACCCAAAACCAGAGCAGGTAAAGTTACAACCGAAAGTTCTTAAGAAGACTGAAGGAACGCCAATAAAACGACCTTCGCCTTGTGCCGAATAGAATAGTTCTGATACTTT